TAACATCCCCATCTGCTGCTAGAGTAGTAAGGAAACCATCAAATTCTCCAGCGGTAGCATTTGTACCAGCCCAGATTGTGTTTTCAGTTTTTTGTGCAACTTTACCAGCAACGTGAGCAATTAAGAAATCGCTGAAGCTAGAAGGTAGATCAGAAAAAGCTGAATACCCCATAGAAATTGCTTCCCAGTCAGATACGAAATCTTTCTTACACAATTGTAGGTTTACTTGGAACTCTTCAGGTTGAAGGATTCTTTCAGTTAAAGTTAAGGTAGATGTTGCAGCAAAGTCGCAAGATCCGTTAGCAACGATATCATCAGTCGCTACTTTTTTCATCACTTCTTTGAATTTTACGTTTGGCTTGATAGTGATTAAATCATTTGCCAAAGTTGAACCACTTAGAAGAGCTGCAGAAACATATTTTCCTGCAAATTCCCCAGCATAAGTAGTCGTAATAGATGTAGTTGTCGCCATTTTTTATTTATTTATTAGTTATTTAATCTTCTTAAAACTCTATCCATTGTTGAATTGCCTTGTCTTTTTTGGCTCAATAGATTGATTTCTTGTTCGCTTTTTGCTTCAGGATTGTGTTTTACCTTTTCAACTGGTGCTTCAACCGCTGAAAGCTCTAAGTCTTTTTCTTCAACAGTTTCTTCATTAGTTTCTTCAACCTTAGACATTTCTTGCTTTTCAATAATTGCTTTGATTTCTTCAATCATTGTTTTAACCTCTGCAAGTTCTTCTTTAGTTGCGTAAGCCAATTCTTCCTCTGCTGCTTCTACTTCTTCTTCGGCTGGTGCTTCTTCTTCAATCGCTCCGATAGATGCTATAATGCCTTCTTCTTCAACAATTAAAATTTCACCATCTTCTAAAGTGTAATCTCCAACAGGTAGAGCTACCCTATCTTCTTCGCTAACGATAAAGACTTCTGATCCTGCTTCAAAGCTTTCACTTTCGATAACAGTTCCGTTTTCTAATGTAGCTTGTGCCAATTTTACTTCTTCTTGGAGTTCTACCCCAACAAGTTCTTTTACTTTATTTAACATATCTAGTGCTTTCATATATATACAATAATTTAATTTATAGTTTGTTACCTTTTTAACTTGATTTTTTCTGTATTATAAACCATTCAATTCCGTTGCTCCAAACTTGAATGCCTTCGTAAGCTTTATTTATTTCGTAGTAAGAATTAACTCCATCTAAATTCTGAGAACCAAAAGGTGTTAATCTTGCTTTTGTTGCTGCTACAAATGTTGAGTCTGTAATTATTCTTTTAACTCTGTTTAAGTTTTTTGCTTCAGTTGCATCTGGTAGTGTTAAAATCATAGTACCATTACCACCACTCCAACTTAAAACAAGCATTTCAGTTTCATCGTAAGTAGATGTATTTAAATCAACAGTTTGACCTGAACTTACTGTTAATGAATCAGGTGTTAAATGATTCACTATAAAATGCTGTGTTTCTTCAAGTGTAGCTTTTTTAGTTGTGCCTGAATGAACCATCGGTATCAATTCAGTGCCATCCATTTGACTAGCAGTTACAGTTGTTAATTGACTAATTTTTTTATCTGACATTATAATAATATTTTACCGTTATCTTCTTGTAATAAAAAGTCTATTGATTCTAAAAGCAATGCAAAATCAGTTTTAGTTATGTTTCCAATACCTTGAGCTCTTAAACTACCATCACAGCATTTGCGTGAATATGTGTTGTCCTTACACAAACACGCTCTTTTGTCGCTAGTAGGACTTGAATATCTTTCCATTTAAGAAAGTAGGTTTTTAAGTTCGTTTATTACTTCTTGAGCATTTACTTCAGCTAAATCATCTTTAACTTTATCTTTTGGTCTTTCTAATTTATCTGCAAAATATCCTTCAATACTAAATCCTTTTACTTTACCTGTCTTGACGTAGGAATTCCAAATTTCGTCATTGTTTACCTTCATTGATACCATCCAAGTGCCAACAGGTAAGCTTAGACCGTACTTTCTGCTCTTATCTTGTACCTCATCTTCTATTATCCAAGATTCTACTGCTGATAATCCAGTTAAAGGAACTTGATGTTCTAGTGTTGAGTTGTTTTGATTGCCGTTTATAAAGAATAATTCGCTAGCCTTGCGTACTGTTTTCTTAGAAAAGTAAATATAATACTCATCTTCTCCGTTTTTACGGTAAATAGGCTTGTTAGGAATCAATGCTGCGCCTAATAATATCTTTTTTTCAGCATCAACTTCAGCAAATTTAACCTGATGGTCTTTAAGTGCAATGAAATCTTCTTCTATTGCAGGGTTTTCCACTACAGAAATCGCTTCAATTCCGATTGGATCATCTCCATCTTCTATAAATAATTCAATTATGTCCATATATATACAATAAAATTTATACTTTTTTGTTTTAAATTGATGCTGACTCAATAATGTTTCTATCTAATGCTTGTGCAGAGGTTACATCTGATGCTACTATATAGGCTTTTTGTGGTTTGCTTTCTTTTTCGCCTATTGCTTGTGCTAGTTGGTTTTCTGGTGCTGCTCCTACAACGTTAAATGCTGGGGCTGATGATATTGATGGTGCGGATGCACCTCCGCCGCCTCCAGGTGTTTTAACTGACAATATACTTTTAACCGTTTTAAGACCAGAGCCTAAGATTGTTGCTGCTGATATTACTTTTTGAATTGAACCAAATGGCTCAGGGATAGTTGTTGGGCTTCTTAAAACTTCTGTAAACCCCACATAACTATTAATAGTTGCGCTTGCAATTCCAGCAGCTTTTCCAGCGGCAGATGCTTCACCAAGTATGCTAGATATTTGACCTAATGTTTCACCAGCAAGATATATCTTTTGGTCTTCTAATATTTCAGTTTGTAAAAGTGTTTCTCTTCTACCTATTTCTTCTTTGGTAGCCAGTTCTTTATTACTGTCACCTACTTTTATATTAGTTTCTATTTTAGCTAACCCTTGAGCTTTTATACTTGATACGGTTTTAACCCTTTCTGTTTCTTGGTTTTCAAGATTAAAATCCCTTATCCTTTTTTGTTCTGCCGCTTCTAATGCTAATAACTCAGTTTCTTTTTTATATATAGCTTCTTTTTCCCCAGCGTTTAATCTAAGTAAATTTATTTCTTCTTCTAGTAATCTTTTTCTTAAATCAAATAATTTTTTAGCTTCAATGCCTGCTGCTTGTGATACTGCAATTTCCCTTTCAATTTCCTTTATAATTTCAGAAGTAGCTTCTTTAACTTTTAAGGCAGCTCGTTCAGCTTCACTTGGTAATATTCCTAAAAATTCTAATATAGGTTTAGCGGCTTCAAATAAAGAATCAAAAGCACCTTTAACCGCATCAATTGCTTTACCTATAAATGGTACATTATTAACAAACCTTTTTACCCCTGCAGTAATATCATCCCAATACGCGACAATAGTTCCTAATGCCACAACAAAAACCCCTATTCCACTTGCTAATAAAGCTTTCTTTGTAGTTGTTCCAAATAATTTTGTAGCAATACCTGATTTTTTAGCTGCAATAGCAACTTGACCAAAACCTTCAGATACATCTTTTATACCTAGTCCTACTGCGATAGCGGAAGCAGCCTTTTCTTCAAAAGCTCCAAATGCTTCAGATTCAATTCCTAAAGCACCTAATGTTCCAACTGCAGCAGATAACGATCCTCCAAATATTTTTGCAGCACCATCAGCAGCCATAATCTTATCTTCTAGATTAAAGCCTTCTATTGTGTTGTTTATTTTTTCAATCTCTTTATTTAATATTTGAGACTTTGCCGCAAGTTCTTTAAATGCATCACTATTTCTATCAACATCTTTAAGCTCTTGATTTACTTGTTCTAATTGGTCTTCTAATTGACCTAATGATTTAGAATCAACATCTAATTCTATTTTTATTTTTTTCTTAGCCATAATTCTTTTTTGAATTGTTGATACGCTTCTTTTATAGATTCAGGATATTTGTTTTTACCTAAAGCTATTGATGTATATTTTCCGCTAGTTTCTTGTTTCTTGGCTACTTCTAGTAAGCCTAATATATTCGCTATCATTTTAATAAAATATTTGTACGTTAGAACAAACTCCATTCATAATCTGACAGGAAAGTCCTGAATTAAAACTAGCCTCGCCACTTAATAGATAATTATAAAAAGCATAATAACCATCTGGCGGATGTGGAGTTAAATCTGTAAGTAATCTTGGGTTTTTAAATAAATTAAATCCATCTTTTATAGGCACTATTGGCTCAGATAAACTAGTTCGGTTTGAAAATTGATAAATGCCATTTCCAATTTGTCCTACTGTTGTTCCAAGGTTTTTTGCATAACCTTCGGCAGTAGCTCTATCATTTGCGTGATAACCTGTTGATCCATAATAAAAATTTGATATTGAGTCCAAGTCCATACCACTATGTGAATATTGTATTTGTCTTCCGTCAGGAACAAAAGAATAAGGATCACCTTCAACTACATAAGGAACAATTGTTGAGTATATAGTTGCTCCAGTAATGTTTGCAAAATCCGTAAAAGTGTTGTCTTGGTTTCTTATTCTAATCGTTCTTTTACTTGAGCTAATAGGCAATTCGTATTTTCTAATATATCCTTCAACACCTACGTAAGTTGGACTTTCAAAAGTTTTAACCGTTTGAATAGGTGTTATATTTACACCACTATCGTAGCTTGGATTGTTATTTGTAATTGCATAAGTTTTATAGTAAATAAAGTCAGGAGCTGTCAGTCCTTTTACCGTAAATCTCAAAGGCTCTGGAATTGAGTATATGGGAGCAGCAATGGGATGTTCAATACTTATATTAGTGACGTTTGCATTTGCTTTTAAAGTCGCTATGTCGTTTGAAGTTAATTCTGATTCTGTTTCAGAATAAAAGAATCCATACTCTGCAATCTGCTCAGTAGCTCCGATCTTACCTAGTGCATCAATTTTCATTGCTAAGGAAACCGTAGTTGTTGTTGATTCTGTTGGAGTTAAATATCCTATCACAGGTGCAATTACTACTATTGGAACTCCTGCAACTGTAGTGGTTATTACATTGCTAACCGCGGTGTCGTTTGGAATCTCTTCATCAGTTGATACAACTTCTAATCCTTCACTATTACAATCTTTATCGGCAGTAAATGAAGATGTATCTGATAAAACAAAAATACTATCTGCTGTAATATCACAATCCGCATCAGGCAAAAACTTAGATGGTACAATAATACCAACATCTTCTGATATATTTATTAATTCTAAGTTGCTTAAAAGCGTTTCAAAGTTTGTATTTATACTATTTATCTTATAAGACTTATTAAATATTACAATCTTATCAGCTAATGATAATTTGTGTAATGTGCTTACAGGTAAATATGCTTTGATTTTTGTTAGCCTCCTTCTTTTGTCAAATACTTCTTCTATATATGTTTTGTAATATTTTTCAAATAAGCTTTTATTAAATGGAATTAATTCGTATTCGTTTACTTCTGCGTTAAAATTTAAATTATCGCTTGTATCTACACCGTTTGCTTCATTAAAAAGGTGTAATGAGTTTGAAGGTATAAAGTAAGTTGATAAGGATGACACACCTCCTGAGATTGGTTTATATCCAATAGATGTTCCTGTGACTTTTTCAGGATAAAACAAAAGAGGTTTTCCTAGTGTTGGCGATTGTGATGAGTCTACACTCCACCCATATTGAATAGTCGTCTCGGCTTCTGTGTTGGCATCAATTAACCTTTCATATTTAAAATGTTCAAAGGGTATTTTAATGTCATATACATCACCGCTTAATTTATCGTCTCCAGTATATTTAACAGAACCCCAGTCTTTATTAAATTGCTCTTTGTGGTTTTCTGCTAGAAAACTTTCTAGTCCTTCGTATGTAAAATTAATTTCCCTATATGGTAAAACTGTATCAATAGAAGATGATTCTTTATCTAGGTCTTTTGTGATGTCCCAATAAACCTCGCTGTTTGAATAGTAGTCATCCAAAGCTTGTATTTTAACTTCTTTGCTTTCTGTTATGTATGAAGTAAGATTAAACATTTTAAAAAGTCCTTGAAGAAACTCTATAATCTTCATATCTGGTAATTGATTTGCAACTTGCAAAATCTTATTTGACCCAGTATTAATTGATTGTTTTAAAAATACATACCTTTCAGTTGTGTACCACAATTCTTTTTGATCTCTTCTTAAATTCCAAAGAATCTCGAAAGTACCCACTTCGTTAGTAACTAGCTCAGCGTGGATTGATTCGTGAGGTGGTAAGCTTCCAATATCAAATGTTTTTGTACCAACTTGGTCATCAAAGCTTTTCCATAGTTCACCATCCTTGTATATTAAAAGACTGTATTTTAAAACAGCACCTATTGTACTAATAGAAACTTCAGCTCTAGGATTTCCGTGACCTACTGTAGCAAATGTACTACCTCTTAAATATTGTAAAACTCCATATTCTTGATCATTTCCCCCTTCTTTTGTATAATTGTCAAATAATACAGTGTTGATTTGATCTTCAAATACTCCTCCAACCTTGTTATGAAGCCACACATATAGATCAGAAAACGATGCGTTGTTCCTACTAAAGAAGTCATCAGAAAATGTAAATCCAGCAGGTTTAAAATATTGGCTTTCAATTGCTTTTACAATAGCATAAACATTCAATGCAGGTTTTAATTGACTTGCATTTACACCACCTAAAGCTGATCCACTATCGTAGTATAGGTTTGCTAGTTCTTCTGTTGTGCTAGTCGCTGCGCTTGAATCATAATAAAGCCTTTGACCATAAGTTATCAAAGGAGTTATAATTGCTTTGTCATATAAAACCCCTTCAGATGTTATATCTAGTCCACTTGTTATTGAACTTAATAAATTAGCATCTGTATAGTCAAATTTAAAATTAGCTAAAAATGAAAGTGAACTTAGTTTAGTATCTCCAAGCAAGTCTTTTAAGTTTACAGTATTGCCAAAGAATGTAAGCCTGTATGTATGAGGTTTATTTAGTTTTAACGTACTACCTTCAAGTTTTATTTTACCTTTCTTAAAAGGCTTGTAATTAAGGTACAGCTCCGCATCTATCTTTTTTCTACCATCAAAAGAATTGACATTTGGATTGTCCTCGTTATCAACTATATCAGAATTGTAAAAATGCTTAAATATTTTATTATTTACTTTACTTGCAGGAATTGAAAACGTCTGCGTAAACTCAGTAAATATTTTATCAATAGCTTTAACGTCTTGGATGCTTTGCGATAGTGTTACCGTTTCATCATCAAACATTTCTACTTGCTGACCCTCTACATAAAGCTGTAATGCTATCATCTAACGTTGTTTATTTTATCAAATGCAAATTCAAAATCTACTTTGTAATCAATTAGTTTGTCGTTTAATACTGTTTTAAATTGTAAGTTTTTAGTTGTTGGAATGATTGGCAAAGTTTTCTCGTTATATCTTATCCATAAATTCTCAGACAAAAATAACTCTTCTATTGTGTCGTTCATATCTTCTTTTATAAAACCAGTGTTTAGAGATATTCTAGAAGTTGCATTTATATTGTATCTAGTTTGTTGTGCTTGATTTACTCCATAGGTTACTGTTGAGCTGTTTATAATATTCCTTTTAAACTTTTCATCACTTACATTAAAGCTTTCAATTGTCTTTTTAAAGAAATATAAATCTTGGAATGCGCCATACCTGTTTACAAAAGTTACTTTGTAAGGTGTGAATTTTGGCTCACATACATTTACAACCGTTATGGTTTTCTGTGTTGTCCCTCCGCTATCTTTTACAGCTATTGTGTTAGTGTTTGCAGGAATGTCTATATATTGAATTTTTTGATTTGTATTTCCGTTGTCTGTTATTGCTGTAGTTACTGAGTCAATAACAACGCTTCCAGTAGTTGCTGCATATACAGGGAGCTTTCCTGCTGTATCTTCTGGTAAGTAAATGGTACTACTACTAATTAAATCATAAGCGGTCAACTGAGGGTTTATTTCGTCCTCATAAAAACCATACCCATCAAAAGCCAAACTTGTATTTGTAACAGGTGATCCATAAGTAAAGATGGTATCAGTATCATCTATTAAATTTGCTACGGTTGTGACCCATACTGTTTTAGATAGATAGTCATCGTTAAAGTTTACATCTATGTAGTCCCTTACAATTTCGGCTATCTCAAAAACTATATTATCTTGATAGCTTATGATTGATTTTTGTAAAGTGTATTTTAAATCGGTATCTGTGTAGCTTCCTGATATACCACTATAAATATAGATACTTAGATTAACTGATTTTAATGTTGCCATTTTTTATATTTTATAATTGAAAGCCATTACCGTTACCACCGCCATCACAATCCCAACGCCAAACTTCTGTTACTATTCCGCTATTGCTTATTCTCCAAATATGAAAAGCTCCTGAAGTACTTGAGATTGAACTTGAATTTCTAAAACTATCTACTCTATAATATTTATCTCTACCAAACCAAGGTTCTGCTGCGGTTGTTGTTCCAAATACAGTTGAACAAACAGTTGCATTATAAGCATCACCTAAACCTGTTGCGCTTGATGCTATTGCTGTTGTTGCGCCACCAAAACTATTTTGACAAAAATCCTCTGGAGCTTCACCTACAAAACTTTGCTGGATGTAGTATGTGTTTGTGCTAGTGCTACAAGGGTTAAGTTGTGCGGGTTGTGTTATTGATTTTGTACAAGCTACTAAAGCATTAGCGTTCGAGTAAGCAGAAGAGTTAGGCACTCTTATATTGAATGTTATTGATCTTTGTGTTGGAGTTGAAACCTCTACAAACTTAATTGGTGTAGTTGTCTCTATTATTCCAACTGTTGAATCACCTGTTTTTATAGTTCCATCTGTGTAGATTGCTTGATTTGTTAGTATCGTAGTATCACAATCAAAAGGAACAGCACCAGTTCCTGGTTGGCTAAACAACTTAGAACATTCAATTTGTACTCCTGCATTTCCGTATCCTGTGGGTACTGTTATTAAAAAATACAAAGTTACATCTCTAGCTGAAGATGTTGTGTTTGCAACGTAGCTAGTAATTGATATTCCTCCTGATGTTGCTCTTATCTCTGCTATTGTACCAATTAAACTTGGATTACTAATCGTGCCATCTTGTGCAATACTTCCGCCTGTTAAACCTGCTGAGTCTACTCCAGTTGATGCTACACATCCTAAGTCATTATTAGTTGCAATCGTTACTGTTATTGGTTGAATTGCTACACAGCTATTCGGTGATGAATCAATTGCCTTTACATACACAACCTTAGTTCCGCCTACATTTAAAGCTGTTAAGGCTAGAGTTGTCCCTGTCGGTCTGCTCATAGCTACAAAGCTAGGATGTGGGTTTACTATAATATAAGCCTCAATGGCAACTGTTCCTGCATTAAAATAAGAAGTTAAATCTATAGTGTTGGTATCTCCTGCTCCTGATAATGATTGTGTTGGAATTGTTCCGTTTGCAGTTGGACCATTTACACAAGCTGCTGCTTCTTGTACTGCTGTTTTAGAGCATAACAAATAACCACCTCCTGAGTTTGAAAATCCGTTAGGTATTACAATTTTAAAAGTCACCGTTCTAGTTGATGAAGCTCCTACTGGTGCAAACTTGTTATTTGCAAAATCCCCTGCTGTGCTTGTAAAAGAATCTATATATCCGTAATCTAAAGTTGGTAGTGTTACCGTTCCATTTGTATCAATAGAATAATCCGATAGGTTAGCTATTGCACAAGTAAACTCAGGACTTGGCTTTGTAGGTGTAACGTATTCTAAGTAATATGGACTTCTTGCGTTTATTTTGCTCATTGTGTAAAATCTAATAAATCATCTATGTCTAATGCGAACTTATCTACCAACTCATTAGGAAGCTTTTCAAAGCCTTGTTCAAATGGTTTGGTAAAAAAGAAACTCGCTTTAATTCCTTTTTCAAATATGCTTTTGGCTAATATAAATCCTATAGTTTTGTAATTACCTTTTTTAAACTTACCTTTTTTATCTCTTAACCTTATATTCTTTTTCTGTGCCCAATCTGCTAATGGTTGCATTGGAGGTCGTTTAGTGTTAAAACTAAATCTGCTGTTTCTATTTTCAGGGTAATTGCTTTTCTTACCCTTAACACCTTCATCAACAAAAGCTCCATATTCATCCATATAGAACTCTAAGTAAAAACTATTCTTACTAACATTTAAATCATAACCCAAGCTCTCGTATAAAGAAGATGTAACATTCTTTTTCTTTTTAGTTAAGTTAGTACGTGATTGTTTAATCACAAACTTTGCAAAACTTTCTAACGCTGCTTTGGTTTGTTTAAAATCCATTAGTCGCAAATTGTCATATCGTTCTGTACCAAGACATCAAACGTTGCTGTCCATCCTGCAAGCTTATTCTCAAACCTATCCACAAAAGGCTCACAACTGACATCACCAGCCACTTGATATAATTCAGTATATAAATCCCCTCTCTGTAAGTCATTGATCACCCTTGTTAATAATGCTAATTGCGTGTTTAGTACATCTTGTTCATTGTCATTTCCTACGAACTTATCCGTAGCTTCTTCTTTACTAATGTCTACAATGTCCATTGCAAGGACTGAAATATTAAATGTCGTTGTTTTAGTTCCTACCGTTGCTGTATTAACTATAATGTGTGCTAAGGGAAATATTGACTGCTTGTCTAAATCAACATCATCAATGCTACCAAAGCTTACTGTATTAGTAAATGGCTCAGCTTGAAATGCTGTTTTAATTTTATCCGTTATGTTGTAAAAACCTTTCATCTTTTTCTTATTCTTTTTGCTTCTAACTCTTGTTTCTCTTTTTCAAAAACCAAATATAGTAAAGCAGTGTTTACATTTAATCTAGTGACTTCGTCAAACTTGGTAACGTCTCCTTTAGCGATTCCATAAACCGATTGATACCAACCCCACTTGATGCCAAAGTTTGCCTCTGCTCCATAGTTAGTTCCTTCTTCATTTCCTTGCTCAAATAGTTCAGGGTAATTGTCAACAACTCGTTGCTTAAACGATAAAAAAAAACCAGTGATCCCATTACAACATCCAAAGGCATTTGTTTAAATGCTTCAGCGTTATCTGTTCCCTTGTAATCTTCTATTTGGTATTTGTCTTTCTTCTGTAGTGTAACAGGCCTGTAAAGCACTGACATTGCTTTGTGCATTTGTTCCCAGTCTGATAGTGTGTTATCTAGGTCTATGTACTCTCCTAAGGTCATATCGTCTAGCTTTGGTATAAAACCATATGTAATGCCATTAAGTTCAAACGTAGGCTTTAAATCAGGCTTCTGTTCGAATACCTTGTTTAGATCTTCTATGATGTCTGTGACGTGGTTGAATCTAATAGTTGCAATATCCTTGAGATCAAGGTTGCAGAATATCTCAACCATCTTATGAAGCAAGAAGTTAGTGTTCTGGTTATCTTCAGTATTAAGCTTGGTAAACCTTTGATATTGCTCTAAAGGTATATCGCTTAATGAGTCTGGAACGTATAAGTCTATAATCATATTATAACAATAATAAAGTCTTGGTTTTGTATAAAAAGAAAAAGGGCTACATTTCTGCAACCCTTAAACCCTAACGTAATTAACTAAAACCAAAATGAAATTCTTATTTTGTAAACCTACCTTTATAGTTATCGTAGATCCACAAATAGCAGTCTTTTATTTTATTTTCTAATTCTTTAGTATTTTGTATATATAATTCATCTCCATGTTTATAATCTCCTTTTATATCAATAGATAATTTAACCTTTGGCTTTGGTCCTTTAGATTGTGGATTAATAACAACATACATATCATTGTCCCAGCATCGTTGCATTTTCTTCCACAAAGGTTTATTTAACTTCTTATCCATATTGAAAAATCATAGTAAGTAATAAACTTTGCTACTCTATATGCAATATACAACATAAAAAAGAAACTTGATATTAATATCATAAAACTTAATGCATCTGTTTTAAAATTATTTTTACTTTGCTCTCTAGATATTCTTTTAACTTTTCTGTAATCCATAATATATTTTTTTTAATTTACATCATTCCTGCCATAAAGCAGCCTTCTGAACACCAACCTACTCTTTCGATTGGTTTATCACATTCGTAGCATTCGTATTCTAATTGTGTCTCTGTTGGATCTTGCATAATATTATTTGTTTTGTTTTTAATTATATACAAATATATACAATTTTTCTTTAATAAACAAGTAATTAACAATGTTTTTTTATTTAATATATAAAGTATTGACCTTTAGTTGGGTTTTCTAACGTATCAGTCATTATATATCTAGCTGCATCTATACAATCAGGATGTGCACCTGTAGGCTTTTGTAGCTGATTACCTTCTTTGTCTGTAGACCAGACATATCCTTGTAGTTCTCTTATTAGATTTTTGCTATTAGATGTTATGTATATTTCATTTTGGTTAATTAAGTTTAATCCATACACTACTGAATCTCTTCCTTTGCTAACTCCACTTATAAGATGACCATAACTTTGCAATTCTGCAATTGATTTTGGTTCTGCTGAATCAGCAACGACTCTATCTACTATCTGTTTATCAAACAAGAATCTACTAATATCACTATTAAGCATTCCTTTCTTATATAGTACCTCATCAAATATATATGCTTGATTCCATTTATATAAAGCAATTAAGGTTGTAGGGTCTACAGAATATCCAAAGTCCATACCATACCCTAATAATCTAATACCATCAGGCAAGTTGTCTATTTGTTTCCAGTCAGATATACACGCTCCTTGCAACGAACCAGTTTGACCAAGACCATAAACATTCCACCAGTTTCTCCAATATGTAGATGTCTTAGCTTTCTCTCTAGCTTTCTCAATCTCATCTACTATGGTAATAGGTAAACTATCGTTGTCTTTATAAGTTAATGTTATATAGTCAACATCTTTTTGACCTATTACTTCTTTATCAACCCAGAATAAAGATGATGGATTATAATCTAACCAAACATTTCCTGATGTTCTTACTACTAATTGATTGTACGCATCAAACGGAATATTATTAGCCTCATTCATGTATAAATCAGTTCGTCTTGCTCCTCTAAGTTTATCAGGCTGATCCGTACTAAAGAACTCAATATAACTTCCGTTTGTAAAAGTATATTTTAAAGTACTCTTATTGAATTGATTATCTTTGTACCTATGTAAACCTTTAAGAATACTTAGAAAGTCCTTTAAAGCGCCTCTACGTAAGTGTGGTACACTCTCAGATACTACACTTATCTCCTTGTCAGGATTTTTAATAGCATAATCTATTAGAATAAGTAAAATACAAATTGTCTTACCAGCTGATGTTCCACCTCTTACAACTTTTATCCTACTATCTAATGATCTTAATTTAGTTAACGCTTCGGTTTTTTTAACCTGCATACTAATCTATAAACAAAGGTAAATCTTCGTTGATTGTTATATCCTTAGTTTCTCTTGGTTTACCTGCATAATAGTTATAAAACAATTGCACATATTTAAAGTCTCCTTTTTTTAAACCTTCCATTAATGCAGTATGTGCTAATGGTTCTAATGGCGTAAGTTTCTCTATTAACTCTAACTCAATTGCCTTAGGTTTACGGCCTGCATTGTCTCTTGCACCGCCATTGTATTTCCTTTTATCCATTTGAAAAAGATTGATTATTCAATTATACAATAATATCTTTAACGTTTTGTTATTAAGCAAACACAATACCTTTCTTATTTAATAATATATTTTTGTTTTTTATTTTATTATTCAATTTGTTTATTTCACTAACTAATTGTTTATTTACTTCTGTTAGTTTCTCATTAGTTTGTTTTATCTTAAGATATTTATTTAGCATGCTATCAGTTTGGTTGTTCTCTAATACCATTTCATCTTGCAATAATTCTAATTTAGATTTTATATCTAAGTACATAGAACTTAAAGACACACTTTGATCCGACCAAATAGGAAAGTTTTTTAATCCATGTATTACTGTAGCATGGTTCTTATTAACAGATCTACCTATAGTAGCTAATGATTCTATTGTGTATTCTTTACATAAAGCATAGTATAAAGCCCTAGCCTCTACAAATTCTCTTCTCTGTATAGTGTTATCTATGTTTATATTTATATTGCTATTTACTAATTCTTTAATCGTTTTCAATTCCATAATCTTGTATTATTATATCTATTTCTTTTAATGTTAAATGTTCTGCTTCTTTTATTGCTTTTAATATTCCTGCACATGTTTCATATTCTTCATGAAACTCATATAGTTTTATTGCTTCTTCGAGTTCTTTAATACTAGCACCATCACTTATGTCTAAAAGCGCCAAGTAGTAAGCCTCATTTATGTTTTTTAAAACACGATAATGTGCCTTCATATTACTAATACTATTCTAATGTTCCTTTTATTACATATTCGTTTAATTCTTCTGTTTGATTAATAAAATAACTTTTAAATACTTTTAAGGCGTATTCAACTTTATCTTTACCAGCATTATAAAAACTTTCCTTGACATCATATATACCAAGATCACCTGAAGACTTATCAATAACGAAAAACTTAAAATCTTTATAATCTATTTTAAATAAATTACAATATATATAAACTTGAACATCATATCCGTATTTCTTAGCTGCCCAAGTAAAACCTTTTAAATCACTTGTTGTTTTTAAATCTGCAATATAATCAAACCCTAATACATCGGCTTTAGCTCTAAATGGAAATCCCTGCAATATGTCAAACTCAGGTACCTCAAACTTAGCTCCTCTAGTCAAGTCTTGCCATATATCGTTTTGTAACAAAGCATCTGCAGTATACATAGCTTTATCATATTCCTTTCTCGTAAATACAAATTGTGAACTACCTACTTCAGCCACCTTTTCTTTATATTTCTTAGTTACAGCTGATTGTACTTCTACAACATGGCACAATGTATCTAACTTATCAGGTTCTAAAGCAGCTAAGTGTATTAGTCTACCTATTTTAAACGCTCCTGAGTCTGATTTAAAGTTTAAAGATCTAGCATAACTTTTTGGTGAATCAAGTAAGTTTTTTATTGCTGAGCTACTTAATGCATATTTGCCTAGTTCTCCATAATAAAAACTATCATCATACATTCTACTTAATAGCTTAGGCTTATCCCAAACATCACCATTTAATAATTTTATCTTTTCAACCCTTTCTTTGCTTTTAATATATATAGATCTCATATCTTCTATAGGAACAAAGCAAGTATCTGGTCCTTTCATAGATGGAATCAAATTCAATCTTAAAGCTTCTAATTCCTGTTGAGTTTCAAATTTATATTGTTCTGCATCTATAACAACGTTAACACCACCTTTTGCCATAGCCCAATCTAAAAAGCTAATCTTAGGTGTTTTAAATGTTATGTGTTTCCACTTAGGATTTTTTTCTACTAATATCATATCTTATTTATTATCTTTTATAAAAGTACCATTTTGCATTGTTCCTGTTCTATTTGATATAACCACGTAAGCGGACTCAATACAATCTTCTATAGTTAAACCCTCTAATGCAGCTAAGTTAGTTAATACTACTACTATATCGCCTATAGCATCTATTATTTCAGGTTTGTCTCTATTAAGTAAAGCCTTGGCTAACTCGCCACATTCTTCTTGCAACTTAACATATTGAGTTTTAGAATCTCCTTGGGATAATATCCCTTTGTTACGTGCCCATTCTCTAATTGGTGCAAATTCATTTTTAAATTTCATTTTAATTATGTTTTAAATTATGTTCAAATATAAACAAAAGTTTAACTATCTATATTACTTTATTTAAAAAATTACTATATAAATGTATATTGTGTGCAAAATGATAATACTCACCAACTTTTATGTTTAATTTTAAAGACACTAATTCTTGTAATTTACTAAAACAATATTGATCATTACAAAACCCATACCAAAGATCATTTGATCTCATCATCACAGACATATTTAATTTATCGTTAATTATAGTAAATTGAATCGCATAAGTGCAAGGTGTGTCGTTAGAGTAAGTATCTATTTCTTTGCCATCATATATAGAAATTGTAGCTTGTCTTGTATTGTTATTTGTTCTTAATATATCTATTACTTTATCTAATTGATTGTTTCTATTCCATTGCCAACCATAATTAGATCTAACATTACCATCCTCATCCATCATATTTTTCCATATAGGTGCATATTTTGATATTTCTATAGCTGATGGATCTCCTGATAAATACCAATCCCATTCTCTATCAGCATACTTATTAGACCAATTTCTAACTTTGTTATTTATCTTGTTATCTAAAGGATTTAATATTGTAAACCCTCTATTAAATAAAGCTTTAGTATTAGCAAAATTAATACCATAGCAAGTTATTAAATGATAATACTTTTCAAATGCTTCATTTGCGTTGTTAAATTTCATGTTTGTTTTTTTATATAAAATCTTTTAAATCATTCCAATCTCTATACGAATGTACTAATTTTTTATCAATTGTAGGCAAAGGTGCTTCACCAGCTACATTAAAAAACCAATCACCATGTTTACCATATCTATTCATGTAGTCCCAACCTTTTGAATCATAACTATTCTCACAATCAAATTCTTTAGGTATTAAATCAGCTTTAGAATTAAAAGGTTTATGATAAGAAAAAAACTCAGATCTACCTAATTCACCGTGTTGTATGTTTCTAGATACAGCAATGGATTTAAAATTAGTTGTAGGCAATGATATTTGAAGAGATCTAGTCAATACGCCTGTAGATATTACAGACCACATAGTACTAGGTTTTTCTTTATCTTTAAAATAATCATATATTGATCTTACTCCACCTGCTATAACATCTTTGTGATTTAAACCAAGAGGTATGTAGTAAGCATTGTTTTTTAATGCATATTTTTTTGCCATTGAGTTAGCATTAGGCATAGCGGCTATTCTTAAAAATAAAGGTTTAGCTCCATATTCTATACATAAAGCTTGGTGATCACTAATCTCTTTTGAAGAAGGCATTATTAAAGTTAAAGACAAACCGTATTTTTTGCATAACCAAGACAAAGATATCCCTGCAAAACCCCTTCTAGGTTGTACGTAGACCAATTCTTTTACACCTTCTTTAGCTAATCTTTGTATTAAAAATTCACCTGCCCTTGCTTTATATCCTACCTCGCATGACTGTGATTCATCTATAATATTAAATCCATTTGAGTTTATTACTTTAAAATCCCCAAAAGATGATTTAAAATTTTTAGTAACGTCTAGATAGTATTGTAAATTCTTGTCATGTAAATCTTTATTATCTTTACCCTTTTGTTTATTTAAGAACATTGTTTTTATATTTTATACCGTTGTTATATTTTATGTGATCTACTGATTGGAAATTGTTTATATATCTAATGAAATCACATGCAACATCTTCCATGTCATATTTCTTACTAAAATTACCGGTCAATTCACATAATTCCTCTAAACATTTATTAGTAGTTGATATTTTACTACCAACACCTTTTGTATTAGGAAATATCATCTTTAAACATTTCTTTGCATTACTGCCTATTAATACATTAGAATTAGGATCTACTCGATCAGGAAAATATTCTGCTAAATCCATAGCGAAAGCAGTTAATACAAAGTTCTGCCTTTTAAACCCTCTTGATCTTAACCAGTGGTTACCTAGATCAACAATATCAACTATAGAATATCCACCTTGTTCAACCTCGTTAATTATATCTTTAATTAAATCAAAAGAATCTTCTAATATAAAACTTCTTAAACCCTTTGGTATCATAGGTAATAAATAACCTTTTACATCACAAAATCCTTTTTCAGGTAAAAGTTCTAACCATTGTTTGTTATCATATATACCTAGCTCTACTAATTTTACAATCCAAAAATTACCAAAACCATGGTCAGATTTATAGTTTATACCTGATCCACATAATCTAAACAAATAACACATGTACATAAAGTCATAATCAGTAATTTTATTTTTAATAAATCTATTACCATTTCCTTTAGGATCTTTATCTTTATATCTTATAGCTTCTGGGAAACTAGAAAAAGCTGCATATCTTCTATTAACCACATCATAAATAGGAATATTCCAAACTAAATCGTCGTTAACATCACTTTCACTCCAATTTATACCCTGAAACTTTAGTTCCTGCATTTTTTTAGCTTTGCTATAATAATCTTTAAATTGATCTAACATAACTCGTTTTTATATTTATAAGATTTTGGTCTTAAATGAACTGATTGTCTTGACTCCATATCATCAAAAGATAATCCCTCGTCGTAATCAAAATCCCAGGTTAATAAATTATAACCATAATGGTCACAACCTCTTTTAAGTAGAGAATTAAACTCTTTAACATAATAAGTTCTTTTTTCTTTAGAACCAAAGAAAGGTTGTTTGTTATATAAACCTGTACCTGGTATTTTTCTTGACTCATCTTCTATAGGTAATAAAGAAACTAAGGTTATATTTTTAATATTTAAATTTTCTAGTTGTTTAAATAATTCTCTTATTAAATCAACAACTGAATCTCTACCTTTAAATCTATGTACATGGAATCTAATATCTATATTACCAGCATAAAACACTAAATCATCAACATCATCTGATATATAACTTTTTAATCCTTTTTTAAGAAAACCATGTAAAGTCTGGCTATCATTTCTATCTATAGTATAACCTGGTTTAAATACAGAAACAGTATGGCTATCACCTAATATTAGTTTGTTAGATAATTCATTTAATTTAATAATTTCAGGTATTTTATTACAAGAATATCCTTTTAAATCTTTACGTTTACTGCAAACAACATTATAATCAATCATTTCGTTTACACAATAAACTTTTCCAGTAAAGTTATTTAGCTTATTTAATTTTACATAAAAAGAATCCTGAACACCGCCAAAGAAATTAAAAACACCTTCCTTATAGTTTATACCTTCAGATAATATTAACTCATCATATTGATCCCAATCATCTTTTTCAGTTAAAACATCTGCCTTGAGTAGATGTCTTAATACTAATGTCCAACCACCATTGTGGCTATTTAAACTTTTTGCTGGATTACTAACCAGACCTACAATTGCTTTTTTATTCATTTTCATAATTATTTAATGCGCCTAAATATGCTACTGCATCTAATAAATTATCTTCTTTGTGATAATAAGATTCTCTAGATAACTTTAAAGCTACCATACATAAATACATGTCTCTAGGTTTAATATCTTTATTACATAAAGTAGAAGCTAATACTGATGCTTTTTCCATGCCTTCTGACATAGGTCCGTAAGTTCTTGCTTTTTCTTCAGATCTATTATTTATTATATCATTTGCTGTTTCTAGTATATTCATAAGCTTATAAAATTTATATATTCGTTTTGTCTTCTTTTAAGTTCATCTCTACATGCGTCTCTGTAAGAATCTAAATAGCCTTCACTATTTATAACTGATTCTAAATCTTTAATTGTATAATATTTTATCATTATTTAAATTTTTATTGTTTTACAAATATAAACAAATTTTTAACTTCACAAAGAAAATAACAAATTTTTTTTATTTTTTAGGTTTGTT